ATAGGCAACAGAGCCGTAGAACTTAGTGCTACAAGCACATATTCTGGAGAAACTAGTGTGCCTACAATAGCCAAACAAGTTCTTGTATCAGACCAAGACCGACATGTTATTGTATTTGGTTGTGATGGATTAGGTGCAAACTCTTCTGCTACACAAGGGAATGGGGTACAAGATCCATTGTTGATACGTTTTTCTTCACAAGAAAATCCAGTGGATTTCTTTCCAACTGCTACAAACACAGCAGGTGATTTAAGGTTAGGTGGTGGATCTACCTTCGTACAAGCTGTTGAAACAAAACAACAGATACTCGTCTTCACTAATAAAACACTACACGCTATGAAGTTTATAGGTCCACCATTTACGTTTGGTCTGCAAGAACTATCAAAGAACATAACTATTATGAGTCCTTTTTCTGCTGTTGCCGTTGAAGATGCAGTATTTTGGATGGGTGTTGATACATTTTATGTTTATTCTGGTGGTCAGACAATACAATTACCATGCACGGTAAAAGATAAAGTATTTCTAGATTTTAATTTTGCAGAGCGTGATAAAGTTCATGTAGGTGTTAACTCAGAATTTAGTGAGTTATTATGGTTTTATCCATCTTCTGCTGGTACGCAGATAGATAAATATGTTGCTTATAATTATTTGGAAAAAGTTTGGTATTATGGAACATTAGCAAGAGACGCATGGATTGACAGAGGTATAAGAAATCTGCCACAAGCTACTGGCAATCAGTATCTTTACAATCATGAAGTAGGTTTTGATGATGATGGATCTGCCATGACATCGTTTATAGAATCTTCAGCCATTGATATAGGAGATGGTGATAAGTTCTTGTTTTTAAAACAAGTTATTCCAGACATTACATTCAATGGATCAACAAGTCTTAATCCAGATGTTGCGTTTACAATGAAATCAAGAAACAATCCTGGTGCTAATTTTAACGAGACAACTCAAGCCACTACACAAAGAACTGCAACTAGTCCAGTAGAGCAATTTACAGAAAAATTAAATTATCGTTTACGAGGTAGATCTTTTGCTTTAAGAATTGATTCCACATCACTGGGAACAAAATATAAATTAGGCACACCTAGAGTAGATATAAGAGAGGATGGTAGACGCTAATGCTTATAACCAGTATTCCTCAATATATTCAAGGTGTTACAAACGCAAAGTTAGATCTTACCACAACCAATCTTACAACTTTGTTTACAGTTCCTAGTGATGCCGACTTTAATGCAGCCGTGGTTAATTCTATAATAGTATCAAATCAATCTCCTAACGCAGATACCATAACGGTGAATTTAACCGATACGGCAGGTGCTGTCTTTAGTCTCTTTAACCTTAAATCTGTAGGAGCTAACACAACTGTAGAACTACTTACAAAAGATTTAATACTACAGAGTGGAGAGATATTAAAAGTACAAGCTGCAACTGCAAATAGACTACATGTTGTGGCTAGTATTCAAGAATTATCTAAAACAAGAGTAACAACAAGTGCGATATCAAGGATATAGTATTGTACAAACTTTTAAAATAGGGTAAACTTTGAAACATGGACCAAGCTCTTAAAAAAGAAGACATACCAGCGGGCGGTATTGCAGACTTTGTAATGACTGATGAGCAGATAGAGCTTTTAGAAGTTGAAGAGCTCAAAGAACAGTATGGTACAGGCGGTATTGCGCAGTTTTCTGACGTTGGTAAAAAGATGGCTAACTTTGGTCGATACGGTGATGACACTGTGGCTCACGTTGAAACAGGCGAGCTCATCGTCCCACGGGCCTTGATTGATAAAAGCCCTGCCCTGAAAGAAAGCATATTTCAACATTTAAGAGAGCTAGGAGTAGAGGACCCTGAGAGATATGTAGTGGGTTCACAAGAAAACAGTATTAACCCAACAACGGGGTTACCAGAGTTTTTTTTAAAAAAATTATTTAAGAAGGTAAGCAGAGGCGTAAGTAGTATTGCCAAAAGTGTAGGTAAGGCTTTGAAGAAAGCTGCGCCTGTTATTTTACCCCTTGCTTTAGCGGCCACACCATTAGGCCCTATATATGGAGCTGCATTAGGTTCTGGTATAGGAACACTTATAAGTGGTGGTAGCACAGAAGATGCACTTAGAAATGCCTTTTTAGCTGGCGCTAGTGGAGCTGTGTATTCTGGTATTACTGGGGGCACCGCAGGTATTAGCCAAGCTTTTGCAGATCCCGCAGGCAGGTTCGGACAAACTGCCGCTGGAATAGGTCAAGGTAACTTTTTTGGAAGTTATCGAGCTCCAACCTCAGATTTAGCATTAAGTTCTTCTGGATCAGGAGTTAAAAAAGCTAAATTTATAGATATGACTGATCCTTCAGGAGAGGCCGTGCTTTTGGATGAAAATAAAATACCTATAAAACCTCAAGATAGTATTTTACAAGCCGCAGCAAAAACAGAAAAAGATATTCTTCTTAAACCTAATTTAAGTTTAAGTGCAGAAGTTCCTAGAGTAGGACCCTTAGACAGTTTAAAACAAGGTGAGTATTTTGATGCCTTTACAGGTGGACGAACTGTAACAGCCGCAGATGTTTTAAAAGCAAACAACATAGATATAACAAAACTTAGCACGGACAGCGCTCTATACAAAGAAGCTGTTAAAAAAGCAGCTGAGTTAAGTCCTGGATTTATGGGAACTTACGGACCTAGTCTAGCTCTGGCGGGCACGGTGGGTGCAGCCACAGGATTTTTTGATGCCCCTGAGCAGGAAGAATTAGAGCCAGCAAGAACAGGATTAGATGTTTATCAAGAAGATCCTGATAAATATAAAGTAGGAGATGTAACAGTAAGAGGGGCTCAAGGTCCCTTTACAAGAGATACTTCTTTTGGTTTTCAATATAATCCATATGTTTTTCCAAAAAATCCTTTTGATCCACCCGTGTTTACACAGAAAGTAGCTGAAGGTGGAGAGATATTTCCTAGAAGAACAGGCGGCATAATGCCTGATGAGGGTATACCTAACGAAGATAGTGTAAGAGCTATGTTAATGCCTGGAGAGTTTGTGATGACTACAGATGCTGTTAAAGGTTTAGGAAATGGAAACCTTAACAAAGGCATAAATAACATGTATAGTGTTATGAGAAACTTAGAGCAACGTGGAAGGGCGATGGCATAATGGCAACAGAAACCATCATACAACAGGTTGGTGAAACTCCTGAAATAGAAGCGTATCGTATTGGATTACTAGAGTCTGCTAAAGAACTGGCAGATAAACCTGTAGGTGTTCCTGTTCTTGGTGAAGATGGTAAACCCGTACTTGATGCAGATGGCAACCCTGTACTTCAACTACCTACACAACAGGTTGCAGGGCTCACGGGTCTTCAAGAGGCCGCAGCCAAACAAGCTAGAGAAGGGCTTGGATCGTTTATGCCTTTTCTTGAACAGGCAGGACAAACAGTAGGAGGTGCTGGACGAACATTAGGCGGTGTTGAGGCTGCTTTAAGAGCTGGTGCTGGTCCTGTTACTCAAGAAATGATCACTAGAAACATGAACCCCTTTCAACAGGCTGTAGCAGATGAAATCAATAGATCTTTCGATATGCAATATAACAGAGCAATGGCGGGTGCAGTTGGTTCAGGAGCTTTTGGAGGATCACGAGCTCAAATAGCACAATCTGAAATAGACAGAAACAGAGCGGCTGCTTTAGCTCAAGCGCAAGCTCAAAACTTTTTACAAGCTCAAGGTGCGGCTGAAAGAGAATTAGCAAGACAAACACAGCTCGGACAAGGCATAGCTGGACTTGCAGGTCAACAAAGTCAACTTGGTTTGAGACAAGCGGCTCTTGGAGAGACTATGCAAGGTCTAGGACAAAGAGATGTTGAAGGAGCCTTCAAGATAGGTCAATTACTACAAGCTCAGGATCAAGCTGAATTAGAGGCTGGAAGACAAAGTAATTTAGCTCAATTATATGAACCTTTTCAAAGATTAGGATTTTTATCTGATATATATAGTAAAACGCCTACGACACAACAAACTATAACACAATCCACATCACCTAATGTGTCACCGTTTCAACAGTATCTAGGACTAGGTATTGCTGGTTTAGCGGCAGGTGCTGGAGCAAGACAAGCGGGGTTATTCGGATAATGAATAGAAGCGTAATGCAACGGCAAATGTTCCGAGAAGGTGGAGCAGCCGTGCCTAATGAATTTAAGGGTTTTTCTAAATTGCCTGAAGAAGTGCAAATGAAGATGAACCCAGATCTAGCTAAAAAATATGAGGAGGGTGGCAGCGTACCTGCGGGCGGTATCATGGCCTCTTCTGCAGTAGATCCAAACATAGTTGGAAACATGGTAGGTCAAGCTAGTCAGGCAGGATTTAGTGACCCAGAAATGGCACCTAACTTTGAGGCCATGATGGATAGCGTTACTGGAGACGAGAAAAGCACAGAAGAGAGAAGAGGTGATTTGGCAACAATAGTTGGGCAAGAAGATGCAAATCAAACGCCAGAGAGTGTTTTAACTTTGGTCACGCCAGTTGTTGAATTAGCTTTAGTTGATCAGGGCATAGGACCAATGGCTCAAGAACAGATGAATACTCCCATAGAAGGCGATATGGGCAGAGGCATTATGTCAATGGCGGCTAGCGGAAAT